GCCATTCCGTCTCAAAATGATACATGTCGGATTGTGTCACATCGGGACCGGCCCGCGCCGTGTGCCGTTCTGCAACGTCCCTTTATCGCACACGCCCCGGCCTGTGTCAAGCCGGGGCGTTTCATTTTATTTCAAACGGTTTTTGTGTCTCGCCATTCAATCGCGCGGTTTTCGCTCTCAAAAGTCATCCATTTTTCGCGTCCAATATAACCCGCCCAACCGTAACGTGTTGGGCGTATTGTGCGGCGCCCTTTTGGTTCTTGGCTTTGAGTGTCACGCGCTCTCACTCTTCAGCCTCTCTAACAAAGCGGTAGCTTTCCAGCGTCTCCCAAGCGTCCTCAAATCCGGCTTGCAAGCTGTCATTGTGAAGTGCCTGCACTTCTTTGTAAAGCAATCCAGCGCGCCCTAGCGCGTCAAATTCTTCACGGGCTTCTTGCAGCGTCCGCTTGCTCAAAATCATGTTTTGTGCATTCAGGCTTTTAGCAACAAGCCGAAATTTTACGTATCCCATTTTATTCCCTTTCTGTTAAACTTTCTTCACGCCATTTTTGTAGTAATCGGCAAGTTTTTCAACCCGCCATGCTGACCCCAAACCTTTAACAGATTTGAAGTGATGTGCCGCGCGTGGAGTTGGAAAGATTTTATTGTTATAAATCTCGCGCGTAATTTCGTGAACAATTTGGTGTTCCATTTCCGTTACTCCCGTTTGATGACTGTTTATTTCACAACTAAGCAGAACCGTCAAGCGCGCTCTGCAATTTTTCTCGCAACTTTTCCAACTTTATTTCTGCAAGAAAACGGCGTTGTCTTTCGCGCCCAAATGCTTGCAACGTAAGTTGCTCACTCTTTTTCACTCGCGCCAACTCAGCTTCCAAGTTGGCAATTCTCAGCGTAAGTTTATCCATGTGCTTTCCTTACACAAAAGCGGACGCCTGTTTAGGGCGCCCGCTTCCAATCCCGGCCCGGACTGTATGAGCGGCGGAAAGGGAATTACGCGCGCCCTAGATATGGTAGCGCAACTAGGTATAAGCCGCAACACCTAGTAACGTCCGTATACGGATTAAATGAAAGATTGCGGCATATACGCCCCCGGCATATACTGACAAAAGAATAGGGCCGGACACTGGGAAGCGTCCGGCCCTTGCCACTCAAATTGTATCCCGCTGCAACGGAATAAGCTATGTCTAAAGCAAAGCGCGCAACGCGTCAACTAAAAACAACAAAAGAATACCGCTCGTTATATGCCAAGGCAAAGAAAGCCGGGCTTGTAACTGACAAGGGAAAAGCGGGTTCATACAAGCCAACAGAATATTCAAAACGCCGCTTGCGTGAACTTGAGCCGTATTTGAATGATACTTTTGGAAGCGTCAAAGTTACGCCCCGGATTGCCCGTCAGTATAAAGAGGTTTTTGACGAGGGGTCCGGTTCTGAAATTCGCGTCATTCGCGGGCGTGTTATTCTTCCCAAAAATTCTAGCCAATATGTAGCGTTGCGCATGGGGCTTCCCTCAATTGTGCAGCCGCTTAACAATGGTACGTTTGAAGAAATTGTTTTGCCCGTCCGTTGGCGGACGATTGGCGAACTTGAAAGATACATTGAAAAGAACCCTTGGCTTGATGACGTAATGAAGGCGGACGGTTACGAGAGTTACCGTTTTGCGATTGGCGAAGGCGAACCGGGAAACCGCGCTGCGCCTAGTTTTATGTCCTACCAAAACCTTGCGGAAGTTGTGCGCGATTTATACCGCTATGATTTTATCGACGGCACAGACCCTCAGTCAACGGACATTTCCGGTTTTGTGAAACTCTATAGGGAACGCGCGGATTGGCGTTTTCCAGAATATCAAAAGCGCAAAAAAGAAGCGCGCTCAGAACGCAAGACGGCATATCAGAAACGCTATAGGGAAGCGAAAGAACGTCTGTTGACGGATGAACAACGGACAAAGATACGCGAACAACGCGCCCGCCATAAGCGGGAATATTATGAGCGCATAAAGTTTGCGGACCCTGATAGATATATTGCGATGCTTGACGCGCGTAACGAGAAACGCCGGACGGACCCCAAACTAAAATCAAGTGACGCGGAACGCAAACGCAAGGCCCGCGCGAACCCGGAACAAAGAGCAAAAGAAGCGGCTAAGAAAAGGGAAGCTAGACGCAAATGACGAAACCTAAAAAGAGGGATAGGCATACGGTTACGTTTGATTTTGAAACGGACCCTTTCAAATTCGGGCGCGTTCCAAAACCGTTTTGCGTTGGCGTGTATGATGGCGCGGAATATAATGATTTGTGGGCTGACGATCCCGGCACACTCGCGCAATTCATTTTTGACATTGCGGAAGTTTGGGAAGATGACGCAATCTTCTACGCTCACAATATGGGAAAGTTTGACTTCCATTTTTTACTTCCGTATGCGGAACACATTTCTGAAGTTGTTATGATTGGTTCTCGCGTTGTCCAAGCGCGTTTGAACGGAACGCTTTTCCGTGACAGTTACGCTCTTATTCCGGTGTCGCTTGCTACTCACCAGAAAACAGAAATTGAATATTGGAAAATGGAAAGGGAACACCGTGAACAACACAAGCCGGAAATTCTCTCATACCTTAAAGACGATTGCGTCAATCTGCATGTTCTGGTTAGCGCTTTTATTGATGAGTTTGGAACGCATTTGACAATGGCAAGTGCGGCCCTGAAACAACTAGCGGGGTTCCATCCTTACGATAAAATGAGCGGTGATAAGCAAGACGCTCAATTTCGCCAATTCTATTATGGCGGACGCGTTGAATATTTTGAGCAGGGAACGTTACGCGGGCCGCTCAAAATCTATGACGTGAACTCTATGTATCCAAGCGTTATGCGGGATTATCAGCATCCGATTACGGATCAATTCAACGTCATATCCGGGCGCGCTGCTTACAATGATAAAATCATAGCCAAGTGCGCGTTTGCTGAAGTGGAATGTTTCTCAGAAGGCGCGTTCCCTTTCCGCGCGGTTGACGAACAAAACAAATTGTATTTCCCACATGCTAAACGCGTCTACTTTGTAACAGGTCACGAATTGAGAATGGCGCTTAAATTAAATGCCGTCCGTGGTCTGACAATCCGCTTTGTCTACATAGCAGAAAAGACAACTAGCTTTGCGCAATTTGTAGACCATTTTTATAATGCGCGGATGAAAGCAAAAGCAGAGAAAAACAAACTCTATGATTTGTTCTATAAGCTGATTTTAAATTCCGCATACGGAAAGTTTGCACAGAACCCTGAAGACTTCAGGGAGTTTCTTTTTACGCGCGGGGATATTCCGCCAACGGAAGAAAAATGGACAATGGTTTGGCATGACCCGGAAAGCCTTTGCCGTATCTATGAGCGCCCTAGCAGACAACCTCTTTACGTTGGACGGCACAACGTCTCAACTGCTGCAAGTATCACCGGGGCAGCTAGGGCAACGCTCTTTGAGGGTTTACGGAATGCCACCCGTCCGGTATATTGCGACACAGATAGCATCATCTGTGAAGGGCTGGCCAACGTTCCCTTGGACCCCGTGAAACTAGGCGCATGGGACTTGGAAAAGACAGGGGATAGATTGTCAGTAGTCGGACGGAAAACATACGCGCTCTATAACGGAAACGAGTGTGTGAAAGTTGCTTCTAAAGGTGTCCGCGCAACCGGCGACGAAATTAGCAGGATTGCGGAAGGCGAAGTTTTGGAATTTGAAAATATGGCGCCAACATTTAGCGTGAAGCGTCCAACAAAGTTTGTGAAACGGAAAGTGCGGTTGACATAATGGCTTATGATTTACTTGAGGCATGGGAACCCCTTGGCCTAATCAACGTTTCCGGACTTGCCGGTTACGGTTGGACTTTCTCAGGAACGCAAAACATTGTTTCAGGTCAACAGCGATCAGGAACGCGTTGCCTTGAGCATGGCGGCTTGCCAGACTTTGCGCAATTTCCTTTGCCCGCAGGCGGAACAAAATCTTGCGGACTTGCTTTCAAATATACAACGGGCCTTGTGCCTGACGCTCGCGCAAATCCTATTTTCTATTTCCAATTCGCGTCAGGCAATCCGATTTGGGTTAGATTGAATGGCGCTGGTGTTCTCACGATTGTTGATAACACAACTGACATTGCAGTAGGAACAACGCCGCTTAATGTTGGAACGTATTATTACTTGGAAGCCGTTTGCACGAGTGCGGGCAATATCAGCGTTTATCTGAACTACACAGGCGCGGGCGCGCCTGTCGCGGAAGTAAGCGCAACGTTTCCAGCGCGCGGGAATATCAACATTTTCCGCATTGGCTGGTTCAGCACAATTTCTAACGCTTCTATGCCCGTTCAATATTACGATGACATTTATGTAGACGATACGGGCGCTCTGTATGGTGACGCCGCTGTATTGTATGATTTTCCAACCGGAAACGATACGCCGCAAGATTGGGTTCCGTCATCTGGAAACGCGTGGGAAAGAATTGATAATGTGCCGCTTGATGCTGCGCAGTATATTGAAGCAACGGTTGCCGGTGACACGTCAAGTTTTGATTTTGGCGGATACACAGAAACGCTTTTCCAAGTTCACGGCGCCGCACTTAATGTGAATTGGCTACGCACGGGCGCGGGCATTGAAACGGCAAGGCAAGGTGTGAAAGTTGGCGGCACAGATTATTTTGGAACAACTGCAACAGTCCCTCAGACAACGGCAGAATGGCGCCGCGATTACTGGCAACTGAACCCCGCTACTGGAACGCAATGGCTACCGGCAGACTTCCAAGGCGGTTCTATTGCGACACTAGATAGGGTGTCATAATGGCGTCACGGGCAAGACAGTTTGCAACGCTCGCACACTCGACGGCAACAGCAACCGTCCGTGCACGGCAATTTGCTACCATTGTTCACGCGCGGGTGACTGCGCTTTCTTCTCCAATACAAGCGCGTCAGTTTTCAACAATCATTCATGCGCGTGTAATTCCAGCGGTTCGGGTTTTAGAGATTGGCCCGGTGTCGCTGTTATCAAATCCAAATCTCGTTTTTGAGGACTGAAAACAATGCCTGTTATTTCTGGTGAGGGCAATCTTGTTACAACGCTCTTTTCTAATGACCCAACGGATTGCAATATTATTCCGGGCCAACTTTCGCTTATGTGCAACTTCAATGGTATAGACCAATATGATGTTTCGTTGCGCAACCTGATTGACAGAAATGATTTCTTCAAAGCCGTGCGCGCTTGTTTCTTTGACAACTCGCGCCAAGCTGAAGACGTTATTATGTCTATCACAAATACCAATCAAACGGTTTTGTTTCCGGGCAACACGCAAGGTTTCCTTCCGGTTCTTATGAACCCGGATTGCGAGTTTTCTCTTTCGTGCGTTTCTGGAACTGAAACATTCAAAATCAACCTGCTGAATTTCATGCCCCCGGCAGCTATTATTTGGAATGCGACAATCCCATGATGGATGGCGTTTTTAAATCGCTCTTTGCGCTTATCGGGATTGATCCGCTTGAAGCTGGAGAAATGGCGCGCGGCGTCATGGCTGACGTGAAGTCAGTAGATAAAAGATTGAGGCGGATAGAAGCCGCCTTGAATATTCCGCCAACGGATGAAAGGGAAGACAATGACGAAAATAACGGAAACTGAATTTCTTGCGCTTATTGAAGCCGACGCGAGAGAGTTTGAAAGAAACTCAAAAGAGGCTGAAACAGATGACTTGGATTTTCTTGAAAGGGAAATTGAACAATGGCTGACGGAAATAAAAGAGGCTCTGCCCTTGACGCTCTCAGAGCGGGCGCAACAATCGTTGCAGATAGCGGAAGCGGCATTGGCGAAAGTGAAGCGCCGCAAGCCGGTAGCGAAAAGCTGGAAGGGAAAAGAAGTGGAACCGGACGCAACGCCGCAACCGCCCCCGCCCCCGCCACCGGAACCGGCCCCGCCAATCCAGCAACAATCTTCGGAGCAAAGTCAGCAACCGATTACGAAAGTGTGACGCCGCGCCAAACGCACGGTATCCATCCGCGCACGGGTGAGAGTGTAGAAATTGACTACTCGCAACCGGGCGCGAGCGCGGAAGCGCCTTTTGGTGTTTTGCCGGATGGAACGCCACGCCAAAAGCGCCCGCGCCAACCTAAAGGCATTTCAACGGGAAGTTCTAAGGCGGCAAAATCAGAAGCAAGTATGAGCGTTCTAGCTGACGCTATTTTCTTTCTTCATACTGCCGCCGCTGGAATTACCAAACATACGCATTGGGCGCAAACGCAGGATGAAGCCAAGCAATACGCGGACGCTTTGACGGACCTGCAATCCGCATACGGATTTGACGTTGACCCCAAACAGGCGGCATGGATGAAAGCGCTTGTTGTAATTGGTATGCCAACAACAATGCGTATTTATGCGAGCGTTTCTGTCAGTAAGCGGAATAAGTTGAACCGGGTTCCACCGGCAACTAATCCGCAACCTGCACAACGTCCGCAGGCGGAACAACCTATGAAACAGGTAACGCCGCAACCTAGAAAGAAAGCAGGGGAATTGACCCCGGCTGAATTGTTCGCGCAAAACGGAGCGGGTTTCACCGATGACGGAAGTTAGTTTAGGGCAACCTAACCAACGCGTTTTAATTGTCGGACGGACGGGAAGCGGCAAAACTGTCGCTTCCCTTTTCCACGTCTCACAGGCAAATTTTGACGCGAAACCTTGGATTATGATTGACTTCAAGGGAGACGAAAATTTTAACGCGATACGCGGCGTTGTTTATATTAGTCCGTCAACGGACATTTATAAACTTGGACCCGGCCTGTATATCTTGCGTTTGCGAGTAGACCAACAAGCCGATTTGGAAGCGTTTCTTTGGAAGTGTTATGAGCGCGGCAACATTGGCCTGATTGCGGATGAAGGATATATGATTGGACAGGGCGCGCGTTTTTCGCCTGCTTTCCGCTCTATCCTTACACAAGGCAGGTCAAAAGATATTGGCGTCATTGTCAATTCTCAGCGTCCGGTTTGGCTTGATGTTTTCGCAAAAAGTGAAGCCAACAAAATTCAGATTTATCACCTCAATTCGGTGAAAGACAGGAACACTATCGGAGAATTTTTAGGCGACACTTTGGGGCCTGACGTGCAGGAAAGGCTTGCGCCCTATCATTCTATTTACTATGATATTGACACGAATACGGCAATTGAACTCGGCCCGGTTCCAGCGCCTGACGTATCCATAGCGACCATAGAAAAGCGCCTAGCGCTCATTCGTCAGTCTACGGACATTCAAACGCCAACCGTCCGTTCACGGACAATCAAACGGGTCTAGTTTCCATGACAGTCCTTTCTATCAACGTCACCAATTTTCTGACGATTGCCTTGATGGTAATTGTTACGGGAATTGCGATGAATGCGGCGCGCCGCTTTATGCCGGGGTGAACACACAATGAAAGTGTTCAATTTCGGTGTTCTTAAAGCGTGGCAAAATTGGGTTTTTGTCGCGCTCGTTATGCTCGCTGTTGCTTATGGCGGGTTCCTTTTCAATCAAGCATTCCAAGCTAAGTCAGAGGACTAAAAACAATGGCACAAGCCGCACAACAAAACGCAGGCCAAATGAACATTATGGCCCGCTCTCTCGTTACCGGGCGCGCAATCAAGCGCACTCAATCCATCTACCGCCGCACAATTGATCCCGCTACTCAGCCGGTTGTCGCAATTGAGCCGCGCAATACTGGCCTGCTTATCGGCTTCCAAGTCAACGTCACTTATAACGTTGCTGTTGCTGGTGGCGGAACGCCGCTGACGCTGACGCCATACGGCGCTTCAAACTCGTTCAAGAACGTCACGTTCTTTGACCTGAATAACAACTCGCGTATCAATACTTCCGGGCGCCATCTTGCGGCTGTGAACTCTATGCGCGCGGGCCGTCCGTATCTTGGCGTTGACACGTTCACCGGCTATCCGGTTGCCTATGGCGATTACAACACAACGCTTGTTGAAGCCGCCGCGACGATTGCAGCGGGCGCAAACTCTGACGTTGCCATGACGTATTTTGTTCCGGTTGCATATTCTGAAAAAGATTTGCGCGGTTCCATTTACGCGGGCGTTGTCAACGCAACTATGAGCCTGCAACTCACGCTGCAAGCCGCCGCTGTAAACAACCGCACACTGACGGGTTGGAGTGAAGCCGTTTATGCAACGGTTGACGCTGCTACTGCCCCGGCTGGTGTGACGCTTGGCAACTTCACGATTGAAGTTCTCCAGATTTATTACGATCAGCTTCCGGCTGGCCAATCTGGTGTCATTCTCCCGGCCCTTGACTTGGCCGTGAACTATGAACTGAAAGAAACCGCCGCTTCCGGTATTACGGCGAATACGGATTATTCTATTCCGTATTCTAACTTCCGCGACTTTGCGTCTACCATTATCACTTACCGCAACCGCGTGAACGCCAACGGATTTATGAACCCCGGCGACGTGAATACTTGGGCGCTGCGCTCTGCAAACTTCACTGATATTTTTGAAGTGCGCGAGCGTTGGACGCAGGCTTGGAACCGTCAGGTTTACGGGCTTGACCTGCCTAACGGTGTGTTCTGTTTCCAGACGCGCGAGAAGCCGATTTCCACTGTGCAGTTTGGCAACATGGAAATTGTGCTTGACGCTGCTGACGCGCAAACAGGCGCAAACGTGCTGATTGGTTATGAGGCGTTCTCGCTCACCAATACCATCGGCAACGCCGCTTCCCTTGCCGGTGGCGCTGGCTAAGTGAAATAGTCCGGGGGCGGATTGTCTGCCCCCGGACGTTTGCTTGTGGAGAAAGAAAATGTTTCAGAAAGTTGTTGATTGGGCAAATGACCCTTTTGACCCTGATATGAACGCGGCTGGCTGGTTCCTTATTATCGGCTTGGTTCTCGTTTCCCTTTTCGTATGGTCGCGGATTGTCCGCCTGATTGGAGCCTAAAGCCTATGACTAAATCGCTTATGAAATACGCTGTTGTTCTCGCGCTTGTCGCGGGCGCTTTTTATGTTGGGCAGAAAAACCCGACGCTTTTCAAGAAACCTATGTAACGAAAAATGAAGTCCGCTGATACAATCGTCTTTATGCTGATTATCGGCTATATCGTCTTTACGACGAATAAAGGCAATTTGAAAAAGTGGATTGACGTTTTCGGAATTTCAACCGGGCAGCAATCAGGCTCTTATATGTCTTCTTATTTAAGGGGCCTTGGAAGATGATTGCGGTTCTAGTTCTCATTATCGGAATTGCATTTGTTGTTATTGGCATTCGTGACAAGGCAACGGAAGCGGGTGAAATTCTTACGGACGATTTCACGGGGCAACCCTCTTTCATCGCGTGGATTGCGGCGGTTGTCATCATTGCCGTAATCACTTCTTACGGACCATTTAAGCGCGTTGGCGCGGCGTTTTATGGGCTTCTCCTAATCGTGCTGTTTCTTTCAAATGATGGCTTCTTCAAGAAGTTCTCAGACCAAATCGGAGTGAAATAAATGTCCAAACTAATCGGTGAAGCGGCTGGCATTCTCGCGCTTATCATTGGCGTTGCGATGCTTGCCGTTCTCGTTTCCAACAATGCCCAAACAGCAAAAGTTGTGACGGCAAGCGGCAACGCTTTTTCTAACATTCTTGGAACGGCGCTTTCCCCTGTTACCGGGCGCGGCGGTGGACTTGGAACGTCCGCGTTCTAATTCATCCGCCAACGGAGTAACGCGAATGCGCTACACATTCAAGAAGACGAAACAGCCAACGCCGGGAACGGGTGACTTGTCATTCATTCCCGCGTTCTCACTTCCCGCGCTCGGATATATCGGGCCGGGCATTGGCGTTGTAAATCAGCTTTTCCCGTTGCAAACAACGCCGCAAGTCTACTACACGCAATCGCTTGTGCAGGATGGTCTGCAAGGTATCCCTGCCGGTTCTATGGGCCAGCCGGGACTTGAAAACCTTGACGATATTTTGTCGCAATGGTCTAGCGGGGCATCTGTCGCATGAAAATTCAAATCTTTGAAAAGAAGAATAGGGTTTGGCTTATTGGCGGCGCGGTTGTGCTGGCAATTCTGCTATTCTTTGTCATGCGTGGACGCGCGCCGCAATCGTCCGGGGGCGGAACACAATACGTTTCCAGCGGACCTAGTGAAGCGGCGCAAATTCAAATGGCGCAAATTGGCGCCACATTGCAGGGGCAACAAAACGAGTTGCGGGCATTGGAATTTCGCGGCGCTCTAGAGCGTGACGTTGCAATGGCGCAAATCCAAGGCGAACTTGGCCTAGCTGGTATTCAAGCGCAATCGAATAGCGAAACGCTTGCCGCTCAATTGAGCGGGCTTGGACTGCAACTTCAGGCGCAACAAAACATTGCGCAACTTGAAACGTCTGCAAGGCTTGCGGAAACTGCCGCATTCCGTGACGTGACAATTGCCGCAACAAATGCCAACTATGATATGTTCGCCTTGCAAACGCAGGCAAACCTTGAAGGGCAACGCCTGCAAGCTGATACTTGGAATACAAGCCTGCTAACGCAGCGTGATATTGAAGTTGCGCGCATTGGTTCCAGTGAACGCATTCAACTTGGCCAACAGGGCGTTGACAGGTCCGCAAATTCGCAAGCGAATAGCACGGCGCGGCGTGGTCAAACTTTGGGCTTTGTTGGAAGTGTCATTGGCGGCATTGCTTCCATCTTCTCAGATGTGCGCGCTAAATCCGGCATTGTGCAAATTGGCGAAACAACGCTAGGCGTTCCGCTCTATGAATACACAATCAACTTCAACCGGCAAATTGGCGTCATGGCGCAAGAGATTGCACTTTATGACCCTTCGCTTGTGCGTATGCATGAAAGCGGATATTTGCTTGTAGACTATGACGGGATTAACGGATGAAAAAATCTGGCCCGTTTCTTTTCATCGGTGGGCTGATTATCCTTGTGCTGATTTTCTGGCGTCAGGGCCGGGAAGCTGTTACACAGGTAATAAGCGGCGCCCCTTTGTCATTTGATTTTGGAGACGGTTACACGCCTACAACTTCGCTTGGCTTTCCTGAATTGCGCATTCCCATTATAAACGGTGTTTCCGGGCCACCTCCCAGCCTGACGCCTGTTTCTGCTGATAATGGGTGTTGCTGCAACGGTGGCGGAAGTAATCAGGTTGTCAGGGTGTCACGGCCCGGCCTGATTATTCCGTCACCGGGTTATACTCCCGGCTATAGGCCCGCGCCTTGCGTCAATCAGATTGACTATCAGGCAATGGCCGCGCCCGGAACGCCGCAATACATTTGGCACACAACCGTTGGACGGTTGCAGGCCAAGCATTTTAATGAACTTGCGCAAGCGGGTTATCAGCAGTCAATTGCCGGTTGGCTGAATTACATTGTCGATTATCCGCGCGGCATTGCGGGCAATCAAAACCGTTCCGCTTCCCGCGCTCTAATTCTGGAGCAAGGGAAAAATTATATGGTGTGCAGATGAAACAAGCAAAAATCTTCCGTAAGCCGACAATCAAAACCGGGCAAAGTTTTTCGCTCGGATATGCGGACCAACCGGGCGCGCTTGGCGTAACCGGAATGCCTAGCGTGTATGACGTGACCCCGCGCGTTGTCGCTGGCAATGCGTCTATTCTTGGAACGGAAAGGCGTAACCCATCTTGGACATATAATCCGGGTGCGGAACTTCCGTTTGGATTTGCAGAACCGGAGTGGAGCAAAGATGTTTAGTTTTCTGAAAAAGAAACCGGCTGAAGTTCAACCTTCGCCGCTTACGGTTTTGCCCGCGTATATTACCGGGCCAATTCCTGATTTGGGTATGTGGGAAAATGTTATGCCCGCAGGCGAAGGGCCGCTTTTTCAAAATCAATATGGCGTGATGCAAGCGCTTGTTGCCAACAGCCCGATTTATGATTTCAAATGATGTTTGGCGGAAACCTGTTTGCATTTCTTCAAAGCGGGAGCGGGGCAGTAAGGCCCGGTTCCCGTGAAGACGGATATTTGTTTGATTATCAGGATTACGGCATACCGGGACCAACAGACCCGCTCGCCACTGAAAAACAGGTTTGGGGTTTGAAGGGTTTTGGAACGCCCCCGATTGTCCCTGATAATTCTGTCAAACAGCCTTCCATTTTGGGTGCCATTGGAAGCGGTATAACAAGCCCTGCCGGGCCACTAGGTCCGCTAGGTCCGCTTGCGGGCGCGGCTGTTACGTCAGGCGCGAGCGCAGCAGGAAATACCGTAGGCGGAATATTTGTCCGGGGCACACTTGTTGTTCTCGGAATTGTTTTGATTATTGGCGCCTTTATGTTATGGGGGAGAACCGGAAGTGACCCGGTAGCCAAAGCGGGCCGCAAACTCGCAAGCGATTTCTAAACCCGGATAGAGAAAGGAAAATCATCCGATGACTGAACAAAACTTTACGCCCCCGATTGTTCCGCCGCGCTCGCGCGTGAAAGAACCGTCTACATGGGCGGGCATTGGCCTTACTGTTTTGGGAACCATTTTTGGCGCCCGTCATCCTGAATTGGCAGACCCTACGTTTTGGGGTTCTGTCGCAACTGCCGTTACAGGCATCATGGCAATCTTTCTCAGGGAGAAGAAATAATGCCGATACATTGGCCTCTTAAAAATGAACGCACACAATCAACCGCTGCAAGCGAAACGGAAACGGGCAAAACCGTTGCCAAAAAAGCGCCCGCAAAAAAGCCCGTTGGAAAGTCTCCTGCAAAACGCGGCAAGTCCAAGTGACTTAGATTTAGGGCCTCTCTATGATGCTGGAACCGTTGCCACCCGTGAAGATATACAGCTTTTGAGGGCAGATATATTCACGGCAATGTCAGGCGGAAAAAAGTTCAGATTTTGAGAGATATTGAGACGGGCGCACTTGCGCCCGTTTCTTTTTGTGCTACAAAGGTTTTGCGCAATCCAGCGCATATCCTTGAAAGGGAAAATATGTCTATCAATATCGTTTCTAAACTTTCGCTCAAAACCATTGATTGCGACAACACGCGCGGCAAGAAAGAGCGCGTCCACCTTGCGCGTATCTTTGGCATTGCATCGGGCATCAAAGTTGCCAAGGGCCAGAACGGTGAACCCGTGTATGGCGTTACCGGCGATTTCCGGGGCATCAATATTGAGAAGCCGGGCGACACTTTCCAGTCCGGTATTCTTTACCTGCCGGGTGGCATCAACGAAATGCTTCTTGCCGCTGTTGATACCGGCGAAGTGGACGCGAAAGATAAACCCGTCTACCGTGAAGTTCAGTTTGCGTTTGACATTTTCGCCAAGCCGTCTTCTTCGCCTGCTGGCTATCAGTTTGAAGCAACGCCGGTTATCGACGCGAAAGAGACGGACGTAATGGCGGAACTTTCTTCCAAGCTGCCGCCGCTTCCGGGCGTTGAAGCTGCCCCTGCAATCGAAGCGGAGACGAAAACCAAAGCCAAGAAATAAGGCTTTGTCAGTATGCGGACGGGTGCCAAAAGCGCCCGTCCGTTTTCTCAGATACAGAAAGGGAATTAAAAATGGCAAAGCGCGGTTTCCCCGATACGATGGGAATAGACGTTGGCCAAATCGTCATTATACAGACTGACGAGGGACGCGAGCGCGGGCGTGTAAGTTGCTTGCGCCCATTTGGAAAACAAAACACAATGTTAGTTCAGGTGGCGCCAAAGCGTCATTACATTGTGCCAAAAGACAAGGCGGAAATTGTATGAGTTGGCTTGGCAAACATACTCACGTTGAAAGGCTCAAGATTGGCGATTGCTTTCTGACGCGCTCTAACAACGTGCTACAGGTTGTTGCAATTGATCCGGCAAGCGACAAAGCCAAAAGCGACAACATGCTTTCCCTGACGCTGCAAAACAAAATGAGCAGCAAAACGCGCACTTCTGATTGGTGGAAAACTACAGCGGTTTTCCTGATTGAGAAAGAGCCGGAATAATGCAACGGAAATACCGGCCTGTTTGGAAAGATATTCACACTTGCAAAACGCAGGGCATGACTTGCCAGCATTGCAGTAATCCAATCAGGCCGGGGTTTCTTTACTCGCGCGTTGTATACGCTTACACAAGCGAAAGCGGGCGCCATCAAAATCTGGAAGTCATGCGCGAGCATCTATCGCCGGGGTGTGATAATTGGGCTACAGGATGAATACGCTTTTTGTTTTAACAGGTCTGGCAATCATTGCGTTTGTGGCGCGCGATTGGCTTAGAAAAGGGGCACACGTTTTATGGGGTTTGCTTTCGTTATATCGTCGTTCGCGCTTTTCTGGTGGGCAATTCAGGGACAGGATGGAAAAGCTAAAAACGAAATAGGCCCGGCGATCGGTGGAACTTATCTTTTACTTGCCGGTTATTCTCTCGTTTTTATTGTTGGAAAACTGTTGTGGAAAATGAGCACTATGCTTGGCTAGATTATGGGGGCGGATGCTTAGTTCGTGTGCGGATTATCACGGGTGAGTTACTGAGTGGACAAAACGGAGATTTGTTCCTATACTGTCAATTCAGAAATGGCGTTTGCGCCTATCTTCCACTTGCGGCGCTCTCTAATGGATAATCAGCACACGGACGGTTTTTCAATGCGTATTGGCGTTTCTCACTTGGCGGTTATCGTCACGATTTTAGTTCAGTCTGCAACAGCTATGTATTGGGCGGGCAACCTCACGCGAGAAGTTGCGCACTTGTCAAATCAGCTAGACAGGGTGGAAACGAAAGTTGAAAAGCTACAGGCGGAAAACACCGCGCTGTTGCAACGTGTCGCCAAGGTGGAAAAATGAACCCGCAAATACGTTATGAATTTGTCGCTGTAAAAGAAGGGAAAGAAGTTTCCCGTTGCATGGCGAGCGATACGCTAGACCCGCGCAAAGCAGCTTACAGGCGTTTTAAACGCATGGGCGTTGATTTTGATAACGTCATTTTTGCGCCTAAAAAAGAAGAAAAGTAATTGACAGGGAAAAACTAGCCTGTAGAACTGTATTCATAGCAGAAAGGGAAAACGCTATGAAAACGCTTCACTTTGGAAACCTCGCAAACAATGCCGCCAACGCTTCATTTCAAGAAGCTATGGCCATTTATTCTGCCCCCGGCCCTGTCGCGCATTCTGCCGCCGCTCGCGCTCGGATGACCCGTCATTTTGCAATCGCTTCTGACATTGCCTTAGTTGGCAACTCCAGCGATGCTGTAGAACTAAGCCGCGATTACTTGGACGGTTGCGGGCTTGTGATGGCAGGTGACGCATGAGAACGCTTATTGAAGTTCATTTGAAAGGCGATAGCTTCCCGCGTTACGTTCACGTTTTTACAAGCCAAGAAGCGGCAGGAAAATACGTTGCGGATATGAGCCGCAAAACGCTTGTGGCCCGAATAGACGTGACGCCGCTGCAACCCGCTACAACTATTTATGAGCGGGGCGCCCATGCGTAACGGCGATGACAAGCGCGTCATGCGTGACCTGTCTACAAAGATGGGTTTTGAATATGAACTAGTTCGGGCAAACGGGCATCATATATGGCGCGTCATGTTTCCGAATGAAAAGCCGTTCATTATTTCTTTATCTTCTTCCCCTAAGAATGACATTACTAAACGTGTCGAAAGAGACATAGTTAGACTGCGAAAGGGAATGAACAATGTCTAGCCATATCAACTACACTAAAACCGCTGCACAGGCGCAAGCCGTGAAACGCTATACAGAAGCGCTCGCAAAACTCCCGCGCCCGCGTGTGAGCATTTGGGCGCGTTTTTGGGCATGGATGAAAACCCCGCTATGGTAGAGTTCACGCGCCAAGATTTTACATGGATGCAAAAAGCCGTGCTTGCTGACTTGCTTTTTAAAGAGCTAGAAACAGCGCGCACTATGGGCGAAAGAATTTTCGCTATTGTTTATTTTCAACACGAAATGAGAAATGTTGAAAAGGCTGTTGACGCGCGAATAAAAGCATGGAATAAGGGGGCATCGCTGGAAAGCGATTTAGCAGAAGGGAAATGACCATGACAAACCGCGTTGAAAAAATCACAGCTTCCGTCAAAGTTGAAAGCCGGGTTTTTGACTTGATGGAAATTAAAGAACCTTGCGGCGTGAAACATTATTGGATTGTTGAGCCGGGCAAGGGCAACAATCGGTTGACCAAAGCAGAGTATGAAAACGCGGTTAAACTCTTTGCAGAAAACCGCGCCGAAAGCTGGATTAAATCTAACTGGCTTTTCTAGCATCGAAACGCCCCGGCTTGACACAGGCCGGGGCGTGTGCGATAAAGGGACGTTGCAGAACGGCACACGGCGCGGGCCGGTCCCGATGTGACACAATCCGACATGTATCATTTTGAGACGGAATGGC